ATCTCAATTAGAAAGTGTGGCTACAGAAATGGAATCAATGATGTCCAATACCGTTAATATAAAAAGAGCACAACAGGATATAGAAAAAATGATTCAAGATATAGAGAAGCTCAAAGATAAAGTTAGACAGAATGGGAATAAAGATGGAAGTTATTAGTATTATAGTAATGTTCATGTTTGGTAATATGAATGATCAAGATAATCAAATGACACAATACATTCCTATGGAATCATTATCTTCTTGTATGAAAGAAGTAAGATTACTAAAGAAAAAGAATACAGGTTATGACAAAGACGCTTTTTGTGGTCCCGCTATTGTAGAAATAAAAGATGGTGAAGTTATAAAATTATATAATAACATTCCTGAGGGGGCAACATTAGTTAAAACAAAAATAAAAAAAGAAGCTTTTGAGAGATGGTCATTACGTGCCAAGGAGAAGTGGAATAAATAATTAACCTGGAGGGGAAATGTTAAAATACATAGCATCCATTCCTGTAGTGTTGTCTATCTTGGCAGCTACATATGGAGCATTCAATTACACAAGCAAACTTACTGCACAAATAGATGAAAGCACTACTACAATTGCTTTACTAAAAGTAGAAATAGAAAACTTAGAACAACGTCTCTATACTGATATAGATAATATTCACGCCATCTTTACTGATAAGACAGGCAGAAACTCAAAGAACTACGCAGAAGCACGTGAAGAGCTGGTAAAAGAAATGGCCGACATGGCATCATGGGTAGGACGTATCGAGGGTATTGTTGCGGCATTGCGTGATGGTTCCTACAAACTAGCATCACAAGCAGAGATGCAAGCATTAGAAGAAATTGTAAGAACTAATACAGATTCAATAAGACAATTTAAATATGATATGAAAGATCTAGAGAATACTATTTCTGGAGGATACTAATGCGTTGGTTATTTATTATATTAATATTTATACTAATATTTAGTTGGGCATCAAGTGCTAAAGCTAGGAATGATTACTTGGGAACAAGTTACGGTAGCTGTGAACGTGGTAGAATAGAACTATACACAGAACTTAGAGGTACTGATGGTAAAGATATGTATCAAGATGGTGATGGTGATCCTAATAACAGTTACACCTCCTATGATGATGACGTCAACGGAACTGTGGGAATACGTTTTAGTTGGCCATTACAATCGACGTGTAATAATGATACAATAGATTTAATGAGAGAGAATGATAGACTACGACAAGAGCTAGAACTGTTATCTGTTTGTGGTAAATACCAAGAGTTAGAACTAGGAGAACAGTTTGCTACTGTGCGAGAAATGTGTAAAGGTGTGTCAAAGAAACCTAGTCTAGAAGTAACAACAGAAGAAGAAAAACCTAAAGTAACCTTGACAGTTCCGTTAAGATAGTATATAATAATCTTGACTGCCGAAAGGAGTCACGATTTAATTTCGCTTAACAAGGAGGTTATTATGATTAAATCACTCGTAGATTGGGAACCATACAGACCATTTACCGTTGGGTTTGATTCTTTATGGGATAGACTACAAACGTTAGAATTGGATGTTCCTAATTACCCACCATATAATATTCGTAAGATTGATGATCTAAAGTATTCTATTGATCTAGCATTAGCTGGATTTGGTAAGAAAGATGTATCAATTAATTATGCGGATAATTCATTAACAATTAAATCTAAACCAAATGATAAGAAAGCCGACGATGTCGTACACCGTGGCATATCTCAACGCGCTTTTACGCGCACGTTTGCATTAGCAGATGACGTGGTAGTCAATGACGCCAAATTTGAGAACGGATTATTATCTATTGAATTAGAAAAAATTGTACCTGAGGAGAAGAGGCCAAAGGAAATAAAAATAAAATAAACGAGTGGGGCGTAATGCCCCCTCACTATTACAGGAGGTAATATGGCATCAGCCAACGACTACAAAGATAGATTATCTAAAATAATAGATGAGTCTATACAAGCTAATACTGCTCAAATCCTACAAGGTGCTTCCACTATGGAAGACTATAAGTACATGCTAGGTATCCAACATACTTTAGGTGATCTTAAAGATAGATTACAATCTGAACTTGTTAAACTAATAAAGGATTCACATGAGTAAGAAAAATCTACCAAAACCTGCAGGTTATAGGCTATTACTAAAGCCAAGAGAAATAGAAAACAAAACTGCAGGGGGCATTATATTAACTGATGAACTAGTAGAGCATGCTAAATTCTCATGTGTTATATCTCAAATTATTGACATGGGGCCTGACGCATACAAAGATCACAACAAAGCTAACACTGAATGGGCTAAGATTGGGGACTGGGTATTGACAGGAAAGTATGTAGGACTTAAGTTTGTATACGAAAAAGAAACGTATTCAGTTATAAATGATGATGAAATCATAGCTATTGTACCTGATCCTTCAAAGATTAGTGCGAAATAGCCTTGCATTACCAAACAAATTAGTATACAATATACACTGATAGTGATAAACGCGGTTCACAACCGAGGAGATCTAAATGATAGATGACGAAAATAAGAGTGTAATTGACAACGAACCTGAAGAGGATATAGTTGTTGAGTTACCAGACGAAGAAACTACAGAAGCTCAAGGGATTGAGACTGTAGAAAATACTGAAGAACCTAGTGATACTGAGGTTCCTGAGGAAGAAGTAGTCGAAGAAGATACAGAAGAAGAAGAGGAAGAAACTGAATCCGAAGCTGTAGAAGATGAGACTGAAGAACCAAAGGATAAAAAAGTAGTAGGCAAGCGCGCTGAAAAACGTATTAAGCGACTTGTTGCGCAGAAGAAGGAACTTGAAGAAAAGCTCAAAAGCTATGAGTCTGAAAAAAGCGAATGGCTAAATGAGAAGAGCGAACTTAGAAGTAAGCAAGCTGACTCTGAGCTGGATGCAATCAACCAATATATGGAAAGATTGGATTCACAAGAAGCTCAAGCTTTAAGTGTACTAAAAACTGCAAAAGAAGCTAGCGACGTTGACGCTGAGATTAAGGCAACTGATGTCTTAGCATCTGTGAAAGCAGAGAAGCTAGTGGCCAAACAATATAAGGCTAGAGCAGAAAAAGGTTTAGGAACAAATAAACCCGACAGTACTGCGAAGAAGGAAACTAAAGCAAAACCAACTGCTCAACTTCCAGATCGAAAAGCATTAGCTTGGCAGAAAAGGAATAAGTGGTTTGGGGGCAACGAGACTGGAGACAGGATCAAGACCCAAGCAGCATTAGTTATTCACAGAGAACTTCTTGAAGAAGGTATTAATCCACAAGAAGTAGCAGATGAATACTATAGCGAGCTAGACGCTAGATTAACATCAGAGTTTCCAACTCTTAGAAAACAGACTGTTAGGAAAGTTCCAACAGTTGTAGGCGGAACGCGCTCCGCAACGGGAAAACGAAAAGTAACTTTGACAGGACCAGAAGTGGAAATGGCAAATAGACTAGGAGTTTCCTATCAAGATTATGCGCGAGAAAAAATGCGCCAAAATAAGGCGGGGAGCTAATATGACACAAGCAACTAAAACAAGCCGTACGACTAGAGCTTCGGCAACTCGAACAAAAAGATCATTCGAGGCACCTTCTAAATTAGAAGCACCTCAAGCACCAGACGGGGTAGAATATTTATGGGTTCGTCACGAACTACTAAATAACCCAGATGATGCGAATGTTCATGAACGTCTGCGCGAAGGTTATGAAATAGTAACACCTGAGGAATTAGGTGAGAATTATATAGCTGACGTAATGACAACTGGTAAGCACGCAGGTGCTGTCCGTTCAGGTGATTTAATCTTGATGAAACAAGATGCTAATTATATGAAAGAAAAAAGACAGTACTACGAAAATCAAACAGCGAAGGCGGCTCAAGCATATGGGCAAGATTTAAAATCGCAAGCGCACTCAAGTATGCCAGTAGAGGATACATCCTCAACCTCCATATCAGGAGGAGCGGCGAACAAAGCTAAGTTCCAAGACTAACACCGCGTTAGTTACTGATTGGGATTTAGTGTATAAGCAATAAGGAGAATTTATGGCTTATGGTTTATCACCCGTAAGACAATCCAATGGCGGAACAATCCGTCTAAATAACTGGGTTGACGGAAACGGGTATCAAGTTGCTGCTACTGCACCTTCAGCATATTTCGAAGGTGATACTTGTTCTTTATCAAGTGGTCTATTAGTAACTGACATCGGGAGTGGCGATTTAGGCGCTGTCGTTGGAGTCTTTTGGGGTGCTGAATATCAGGACAACAGTACAGGTGACGTACGATTTGTTAGATCAATTCCTGCAAGTACTGTAGCAAAATCCAATTTCAAAGTTTACGTTTATGACGATCCATCAACGATCTTCAAAATGGAAGCAGATCAAGCTGGGTCAGCATTGACTTTAGCAGACGTTGGAGCTGTAGCACAGAACTTAACAGGTACTGGTTCAACAGTAACATTTAAAGGTGGATCATCTCTTGATTCATCAACAGCAAGTAACACGCAAAATGCAACACAACAAGCTTACCCTTTCCAGATTTTAGGATCTGCTGAGGATAACTTAGAGTACACTGCAGTTGGAACTCCAATGAACGTACTTGTTAAAATTAACACTCATTCGTGGGGTCGCTATGATGGCAACTTCCCGACTGCTTAATTGAAAGGTAGTATACAATGGCTATAACTAGAGGTCAGTTACTTAAACAATTAGTACCGGGCTTGCATGCAATCTTTGGAACGGAATATAAACGTTACGAAGACGAAGCAGCGATTTTGTTTGAGAACGAAAAATCAAATAGAGCTTTTGAGGAAGAAGTACTCTTCCCAGGGTTCGGCGAAGCATCAGTAAAATTTGAAGGTCAAGGCGTAAATTACGCTAATACAGGTGAAGGTTGGGTAGCACGCTACACAAACGAAACTGTAGCAATGGCTTTCTCAATCACTGAAGAAGCTATGGAAGACAACTTATACGACAAGCTGTCTACCAGACTAACAAAAGCATTAGCTAGATCAATGGCTGCTGCTAAACAAACTAAAGGTGCGGCTGTGTACAATAACTCGTTTACGGGTGGTGCATTTGCAGGTGGTGACGGTGTTTCATTAATTAACGCTTTACACCCACTTCAAGACGGATCACAAACTACTGGCAACAGAAAAGGAGCTAACACTCCTACAGTTCAAGCTGAGCTTTCAGAGACTTCTCTAGAGCAAGGTTTAATTGATGTAGCTGGTTTTGTAGATGACAAATCTATTCCGATTGCTGCACAAGCTAGAACTCTTCACATTCCAAGACAATTGGTATTTGTGGCTGAGAGACTAATGGCGTCTCCATACAGAGTTGGAACAGCAGACAATGATGTCAACGCAATCGTATCTACGGGTATGGTTCCAGGTGGATATCATGTTAACCATAGATTTACTAACAGTAAATTCTGGTGGTTAAGAACTGATGTACCAAACGGTATGAAGCACTTCACTAGAGCTCCAATCGCAACTTCAATGGAAGGTGACTTTGAGACTGGTAACGTTAGATACAAATCTAGAGAGAGATATTCATTTGGATTCTCTGACTGGAGAGGTCTATACGGTTCAAATCCAGCCTAACGGCTGAGGGAGGGGGTAATTAAATTTGCCCCCTTTCCATACTAAACAACCTATTGACTGCGTAAGCAGACAGAAAAACAAGGAGTAAGACAATGGGAACAACTACATTTTCGGGACCGATTAAAGCGGGACCTATATCAAACACAACTGGTACTGACTTAGGTACTAACGTAAAAAATATTGGGCAAGTAGTAATGGCTCAAACTTTTTCAACTGGAACAGCTCTTTCAAGTGGCGCATCAGCGGCTAATGATACGACTGTTGTTATACCAGCTAATTCACAAATAGTAGACATAGTACTTGATAAGCCTACAGCAATGGGCAATGCTACATGTGTATTTAGTATTGGTGATACAGTTGGTGGAAATAAAACTTTCATAAATGATTATTCAATTACAACAGGTTCTGGAGCTGGAAGATGTTATCCAACTACTGAAGCTGGTGGCGCATTAGCTTGGGCTGACGTTGGAACATCAGATGTAAAACTAACATGGACTAGTACTGGTGCTACCAATGCTGGTGAAGTTAGAGCTACTATTTTGTATCAACAAAATATTAACCTAGCATAATTTAATTAGGGGAGGCTTCGGTCTCCCCATTTATAAAGGATTAAAAATGACATTTCAAACAGATGCTCAAGTAACTAATATAGCAACAGGGGCTACAGGTACAGATGCAACTAGTGATGGCCAAGCAACTGCTGCGCATCCTCAAAGATTTTTAGGTCTTAGTTTAACTGCAGGAAGTGATACAGCTACTGCTGTTGTCCAAGATGCTAACTCAGCATCAGGTGCAGTAATAGCAAGATTATCTGCAGTAGCAAATACAACTACTTCATTTAGTGCACCACGTGATGGTGTGAAAGTATCTACAAATTTATTTGTTACAGTAACAGGTACAGCTTCTAACGCTTTAATTTATTGGAATTAAATGCCAGAAGTTTCTAAATATGATTTAGAAATACAAGAACTTAAAGGTGAAATAAAACTTTTAAGCGAGCGTATTTCTACAATAAAAGATAATCATCTTCATCATATTGAAGAGAAAATTAACGGAATAACAAAAGTAATGTATACTATTGGCTTTATGGTTTTAGGTCAATTGTTGTGGGTATTAACTCGCGCATTAATGTAAGGGGGCAACTTGGCTAGTTCAGGTACACGAACATTTAATCTGCAGATTGCAGATGTAATACAGGAAGCTTATGAACGATTAGGAGTAAGCTCTAAAGGTGGTTATGATTTAATCACTGCTAGACGTTCTCTTAATTTATTAATGATCAAATGGATTAATCAAGGCGTTAATCTATTTACATTACATCTACATACAGTAGCAGTAAACTCATTTAACAATACAACATATCCTACATTTGATTTGGCAGCAAATGGTTATTCAGATATATTAACGGCAGCTTGTCGTGATACTGATGCAACTCCAGATCAAGATATTGAGATGGAAAGAATTAGTTATGCTGATTGGCTTTCTTATCCTAATAAATATTCAACAGGCACTCCACTTAAATTTGCAGTAGATAGAAATGCTGAGTTTAATTCTAGTGGTGTAGATAACCATAAAGTTTATTTATGGCCTGGGCCAAGTGAAGATAATAGATATGAAATAATTATGTGGGCTATCAAGTATGGAGAAGACATAACAGATAATTACTCACAAAATGCAGCTGTACCTAAAAGAATGCTACCAGCATTGATTAGTGGTTTAACTGTAGAACTAGCAAACAAACATCCAAAATTAGTAGACATAAACAGAAGACAAGAACTAATACAAATGTATAAAGAAGAATGGGAATTAGCTAGAGAAGAAGATAGAGAACGTGCAAGTTTTTATGTGACGCCTAAGGTTCGTGGATATGCATAATGGGCAAATACGCGAGGGGTAAACACGCAGTATTAATCGACGACCGATCAGGGTTTAAGATTAGATACAAAGACGCTCGAACAGAGTGGACAGGATTTAGAGTATACAAGGGTGACTGGGAACCTAAACAACCTCAGTTAGATCCTGAAATGTATATTCAAGGGGGAGACCCTAGTGTTTTATATAAACCTAGACCTCCTCAAAGTACATCGGATACGATTGTATCTCTTGGACCTTTACATGGTAAATTTTCAGGACAATGTGCAGGTAACTTAGGAAGAGTTGTTATTGGTGCAGGTGAAGATGCTCAAGGTTTCCAAGCTACTGGTGTACTAAACAGTACTGGTCTAGCAATTGCGGTTGTATTTCCAATACCTACTGAAGCTTGGCAACAAGCAACAAGTGCATTAGGTAGTGTAAGTATAGCAGCTACAGAATCTGCAGAAGGATTCGAAGCAACAGCTAGTTTAGGTACTGTCGTTGAAGCTCTGATACAACCTGTATCATTGTCTTCTGCAACTGCAACTCTTGGTTCAGTAGTACTAGCTACTGTTGAAGATGCTGAAGGGTTTGCAGGAACAAGTACATTAGGAAGTGTAACTCTTAATGTATCAGAAACTGTTTCTGGAATTGAACTAGGGGCTATGACTGCTAGTTTAGGTAACACTGGATTGTTCTTTAACACTACAGAGATACCTCCAGGGTTAGCAGGTACGGCACAAATACCTTTAGGTACTACTTC